AGACCTTTTTTTGTCTAAATTTTTAACTATGGAGGGATTTATCAAATACATGAGGAGTGAGGAGGCTGTCAATCTGCACTCAAATAGAAACGCTAACCATCTGCTTTCTATCATTGCATTCAGGGCAAGTCGCAAAGGAAACCCAGTGCTTGGGGTTAAGCCGGGAGAGGCATTTATAGGAGATTTTAAGAAGATGGAACTAAGCGAGAGAGAATATAGGACAGCAAAAGACAATTTAGTTAAGTGGGGGTATATCACTACAACAACGACAAACAGAGGTACTATTGCAATGCTTTGTAATTCAGATGTATACGACATAAATTCAGACCTATTTGACAAGCAAGTGACAGGCAAACGACAGACAAGCGACAGACAAGCGACGACTATCAATAATGAAAGAAAGAAAGAAATAAATAAAAATACTAAAAGTGATATTTTAGATAAAATTCCAAAAAGGAAAAACACAGAAGAAATCAGAGCTACTCTATACAAAATATTCGGACCTGATGAGGTACACGTAGAAAACATAATCCAAAAATTTAAAAAGACTTTTATGATATTCCTATCTGATGATTTTGTAATGAAAGAACGAGCAAAATTTATGCTATTAGATTTTAGCAAATTTAAGTACAATAAACTTTCTACAGATTTTGAGATAGAAGATGCTCTGTACAAACATCTGTTTAATTCATGGAATTACTCCGACAAGAAAAAGTCCACATCACTAAGAAATCAGACAGACTACAAAGCTTATCTGATTAATTTCTTTACCCATGAGCATCCGGATGCATCAGAGAAAAAAGCTAAAGGAGTTATTGCATATCATGAAAGTACTGGAGTGCTTGAGCAGAGAATCAAAAAGTTTGCAGAAATTAGAGAGGATTTGATTAGCTTCCATAAAAAATTCTTTTCCAAATACCCTAAGCTGTTACTTTTTGATATATTTGATATGTGCTATGATAAAAGAGGTCCATTTAGCACAATGAGACTAACAGACAGCCCTACAGAGTTTAAGATGAATCAAATACTACTATGGCTAAAGCGACAATACAAAGAGAGAGAATACCACATGAACACTAAAAGCATTAGAGCAAATATAGAATTAGTAAAAAGACAAAACGCACTATGAAAAAAGAAGCACTACGATTACACAAGGCAGGATTTAAGATTATCCCTACCAATGACCCTACTAAGCCTGATGGCAAAAAACCACTGTGCAGGTGGAAACAATACCAAGATAAACAGACTGAGCAGGATATTAATAAATTATTTGACATGTCCGGGATAGGTGGCATGGCTCTGCTTACTGGCAAAGGAATTGAGGTCATTGATGTTGACTTGAAATATGCAATTAACCCGGATCAGTTCTTTACTAAGTTCATGGATGAGCTGCTTGATAATCTCGGACTAGAAACCTACCAGAAATTAATCCTATCAAAAACCATAAGCGGAGGATACCACATAATTTACAAAACCAACATAGCAGAGGGAAACCAAAAGCTTGCATCAAGAGCTACCCTTGACAGCGAAAAGAAAAACGACCACGATAAGACGAGGGTACTACTTGAAACCAGGGGTGTAGGTGGATATATCCTTATCCCTCCTACTATTGGATACGTCTATGATAACAACAAACAGACACTAACAGAGATGCCAAACATCTCAGACTGGGAAAGAAACAAGATAATATCTGTTTGTAAGTTCTTTGACGAAACAAACGAGATTTATACCAATACATCCCCCACTCCTATTGAGGTGGTAGGTACACATAAGACAACTATTGAAGCATTCAATGAGTCACATACTCCGAGAGAGTTTATTGAGACCGCAGGATGGCAGTTCAAATACAAACTAGGGGATAATCTCCACTTTGTAAGACCGGGAAAGACCTTGAGAGATGGGCAGGGTGGATGTTATAACCAAGACAAACAACTATTCTATGTCTTTACCTCATCAACTGGCTTTGACCCCGGTAAAGCCTACAATGCTTTTCAAGTTTATTCCTACCTGAATCATGGAGGAGATTACAAAAAAGCTGCAAAAGTGCTCTACAATCTTGACTATGGAGATAGATTAAGCAAAAATAGAGACAGCTACAACGATAAACTTACCGCCCTGACATCTACAAATAATGCGCAAAAGGCTAAAGCCTCGAATGAGGACAGGATGAATGAAATCTTTAAAAAGAGATTTGATATAAACAAAATCCCAAAAGAAATAGAATATGTTTTGTTTATCAAAGACAAAACAGACGAGGTTATACCTATTGCATCCTTTGGTGATTGGATTACTGTAGTAGGAGCTGCAAAGAGTAGGAAATCAGCACTATCAAACTCTATTGCTGCATGCATACTATCCGAGGGGTTAAAGACTGTGCTATCATTCTCAGGAGTTCTGCAGGGTAGAAACATGATAGTGATAGATACTGAGCAGAATGACAATGACTATTGGGCTTCACAAAAGCAAATATATCAACAGGCGGCAGTATCTGCAGGGATTAACCCTGATAACTTTTATTCATTCTGCCTCACTGATTGTAGAATATCTGAACGTTTAGAGTTCATTGAGTATGTCATGAACAGGGTAGGTGATGTCGGAGTGTTGGTACTTGATGGGATTGTAGATATATGTGAGGATTATAACGACCAAAAAGGTAGCAGGAGATTGATCGACCACCTGAAAGTATTAACAGCAAAGCATAAAACTTTGTTTATGCCGGTCCTGCACAATGCCCGGAGTACAGGCTCAGCCCGGGGGCATCTCGGTACTGAATTGATAAACAAATCAAAAGCAGTAATTAAGGTAAGTAAAGACACTGACCAAAACCACAGTACAGCAGAATTTGAGTATATTAGAGGCAGGCAAGAACCAGAGAACTTTGATTTTGGGCATGATCAAAATGGTAATTTAGTTTTGATAGGAAAATTTTAAGTAAAAAAAGTTCTTAAATGAAAAATTTTTATTATATTAAACATTCAAAAATACTTTAACATGGATATTGAAGCTTTAGAGTACAGTGAAAATCAACAATGTTTCCACTTTAACATAGACACGACAATACAAAAAGAAAACACTAATAGCTATGTGACTATAGCAAAATATATAAGCTATGAAAAGGCTGTGGAATTTGTGCATTTTGTCAAAAAAAATATACCAGTAGAAGAAAGAACACCCAACAGGATAAAAACTAATTATATTATATTCATTCAAAACTATTCAAAATGTCAGAACTAACAATCAAAGGAAAGCTTATCAAGAAATTTGAAGCGCAAACATTTGGAGAATCTTTTAGAAAAATAGAATTTGTTATAGAAACAGATGACAAATACCCCCAAAAGATTAAAATGCAGGCAACGCAGGACAACATTAAAACGATAGAAGAGTTGCCAGAGGGCACCATTTGCACCATGCACTTTAATGTAAGAGGGAGAGAATGGACAAGCAAAGAGAATAAAGTAATGTACTTTGTTTCACTTGATGTATGGAGAGTAGAGGATAACGGCACAGATTTAGCCGACCTATCAACAATGCCCACTACATCAGTGTCAAATGGAAATGACTTACCCTTTTAATGTGGGTTAGGTCACATAGTCCGTATTATTACAAGCTAGCTAATGGCTTTAGTGATAACGGGAAAAGATACCTCACAAAGTACTTTCCTTTCCTAAAAGACAAAATTATAGAAAATGTGTATCTTTTAGGGATGACTACACCACAAAAATACATAACGATAACAGCTGAGGAAGAAGAAAAATTAAAAATTTTCGACCTTACAGATAATATAAATATGAACTAAATAGCTAAGGCGGGATTGACTTTCAACTATTCTTTATTAACTTAGATTTATTCTAATACAAAAACAGCGGGTTTCTTTGTAGAAAAATAATTCTTATTTAATGCTCTAGGCTATTTTTTAAAACACAAGGGGGAGGCTTATTATTAACTTTTTAACTTATAGGTGAAAATTATTAATTCTCGTAACTACTCCCCCTTTTTAAAAACTAGAATAGCATGTGTAGCAAAACAGAATTAAAAAAAAAGGTGCAAAGGCTAGAATCAGAAAACAAAGTACTACGGCAAATCGTCAAAGAAACTATAAAAGCTTTGGAAAATGTACAAAAATTAGTATCAATTACAACCCTTGATACTGTTGCCTACGTCACTAGCCCATACAAGAACGAACGCAGACCAATACAAGACCCTTTTAGGTCCTGTTTTGGGGACTGCTAAAACCAACTAAAATATGATAACAATAATAATCTTTATATTGGCATTGTCAACATGCCAAGCACAAACAGATACGATACCTGAATTTAATCACCTAAAAACCTACAAAAAAGAGTTTTATTGCAATAATTACAATATGGCACTATACACTAAAAACAAATGGGATGTGCCAATATACTACACCCTGGCAATGGCTGCACACAAAACTAACTACGGCAGGAATGGCAGGTATAAAGTAGGCGACATATTCGGCACTGGCAAATCATACCCCATAGCAAACGCATGGGATGAATGGGGGCTAATGATGAAAACTACTCATAACTATGTAAAACATTCAAGAAAAGAGGCTATAGCAATAGCAAAAAAAACCGAAGAGATAGGAATAGAGTTTTAATTTTTGTATATTAGAAAAAAATCAATGTTAGTATATTTAAATTCTGCGCATAAAATCCCCCTTGGCTCAGTTATAGAAATACCGCAAACAATGGTACTCTTTATGGAGAGGATTGACGCAATACTAGACAGAAAAGCAGAAAACGAACCAGATAGCTTAACTTACAAATGTATAATAGATGATCCAATACACGACCCACTAGTACAGTTACAGAACGATAGCATATATGTAGCAAATGATATAGGGTTATACCCCGACTACAATACCGGGGGGTTAGTATATGAGGACTTTATGAAAAAAATCACAAATATAATCCATAGCAAAGAAATATTCTTAACAGAAGACGTGTTGAAACAAATAACAGATATAGGATTCTCCGGGGTGTGGATTTTTGACAATTGCAAAAGACAAATTATAACAACTAAAGAAATAAAATCTTTAGTTATAGGAGAAATTAAAAATTGATTGTTGTTTTTATATTTGGGTAAGGGGGTAGTTGTAGGCTGCCCCCTTTTTTAGAAAACTATGATAAAAATAATATTGCTTATATTAATTATACCCTTTGTGCTGTTTTATGGTGGCTTTTTTTTGGGTGCATTTATATTCGCAATATATAAACAGTTTAGAGATGGACATACAAAAAGATAGGTTTTGCCGCAAAGCACTATCATTAGCTGCTAAAATAAAACCTATACTAGGGTGCAAGTGGTACAAAGGATATACCCCTGAGCAAAAAGCCATACTACTAGATATGTGCTATATGCCTGAGGACCTTATTGACTTTTTATTATTAGACGATGGAATAAATAAAAAAGTAGATTACTTTAATTCTATAGATGTTTATTTAATTTTAGAATACAAAACTTTTTCCTATAAACATCCGTTAAAGTATAAGGTAGGCTTTATGCAGTTGATTACCAAGCAGATAAACCTACAACACGACTACCTAGATTTAAGATTTAAAATAGGGATTTAGAAAACACGTAAAAAAACGAGAAAAAAACGGTTATGAGGGATAATAACGGTAAATTTAAAAAAGGAAATTCAGGAAGACCTAAAGGGTCAAAGAATAAAGACATTTCAGTATTCAAAAAAGCACTCAAGACAGGACTTATAGAGAGGTTAGGAGATTTCTTTGATTTATTAGATTCAGAAAACCTACCAGATAAAGACCGGATAAATGCATACCTCAAAGCTCTTGAGTTCGTAATGCCTAAGCAGCAAAAGATAGAGCTTGATGGAGACATACATACTAACCTGATTCAGGTCAAGTTTGAGTCTACAAACATCCTACCCATCCACTCTGAAACGGAATTTATAGATGATTAGCCCGTTCAAAATATCCCCCGTATTTGAGTGGAACTACAGAACCACCAAGCAAGTAGTCATCAACCAGGGGGGCACATCATCCGGCAAGACCTACAGTCTCCTGCAAGTGCTTGCATGCAAAGCTGCAGAGGAGCCCAACCAAATTATCACAATAGTAGGGCAGGACATCCCCAACCTGAAGAGTGGAGCCATCAGGGATTTTGAGAGTATACTCAATAATCCTTTTTTTAGGTCTATGATAAAGAGCATCAACCTAACTAATAGAGAATATAGGCTACATAATGGGAGTTTGATTGAATTTAAGAGCTTTGACAATGAGCAGGATGCCAAGTCAGGCAAACGGGACTACCTTTTTATGAATGAGGCTAATGGTATTCCTTACAGCGTCTATGACCAGCTACAGATACGGACCACAAAGCAGGTCTTTATAGATTATAATCCTACCTTTGCCTTTTGGGTACATGATAAGCTGATAGGTAGTAGTGACAAGGTAGAGGTATTTATCAGCAACTATACCCATAATCCTTTCCTTAAGGATTCAATCAGGGAAAAGATAGAAGCTCTAAAGGGAAAGGATCCTAATAAGTGGAGGGTGTACGGCTTAGGGCTAACCGGAAATGTGCAGGGGGCAATATTCCCGGCAATCAATTGGATACCTGCAATGCCTACAACCGGGATTAAAAAATCTTGTCTGGGCATGGACTTTGGCTACTCAAATGATCCTACAACTTTAGTAAGACTATCTCTCTGTCAAGGTCAGCTATATGGAGAATTATTGCTTTATAAGACAGGGCTAACTAACCAGGACATAGGAAAAGAGTTTGAGAGATTAGGAATAAAAAGAGGAAATAAAGGGGGCACGCTGATAATGGCAGATAGTGCAGAGCCAAAAAGTATAAAGGAGTTAAAAAATATTAACTGGAGAGTTAAGCCATGCAAGAAAGGTGCTGATTCTATACGGGCAGGGATAGACTGCCTAAAGAGTTACGGTAAATTAAACTTAGTTAATTCCGAATTATGGAAACAAGAGCAACAAAAATACGTATGGACTATTGATAGGAAAGATGGCAGAGCTAAGAATAAACCAGTCGATAAGTTTAATCATATTTGGGATGCTTTTAGATATGGTGAGCAGGGTATTAGGAAAAATGAACTAAAATTAGTATCTTACAGCTCATAAACACTTATTATGGCATACGTACTACAGGCGTCACAATTTTCAGAGGGACTACAGAGCTACACAGCTCTACTATTAGAGAGTATAAGGCAAATAACCTTAGTATCTCCTTTTAATATCCCTGATGCCCGTACTGCATTAGAGCTAAGCCAGATTACTACATTTAGCAATGAGGGGTTTGACCAGTATCTGACAGAGCTTTATAGCCTTGATTTAGACTATTCTTTGCTAACTGCTGCAGAAATAACTGTCCTTAATGTCATTAGGGAGTATCTACAGCCTGCCCCATCATTTAACTGTTGTGGTGTAGATGCACCATCTGCATTGAATTACTCAAAGGAGTTTAATGAAAGAGTAGGTAGTTTGACATGGGAAAAGGAGATAAGGGCAGACCTTTTTGATACGGTCACTTGTGACGTGTTTAGCATTGAGGTGACTTTCACCCCTGTAGGTATAGCTCCTGCTTTGGTGGTTAATCCTGTTAGCTTAGGATCACTTGGGTGCATAGGTGGAAAAAGTGCATACTCACATTTATGGGTTGATTTTGTAGCAGACCCAGTTACAAATAGCTATGATTTAGATTTTGACTTTAAAGATTCAACAGGTGCAAGTATTATAATTGTACCTGATTCTATTACTTTTTAATATATTATTATGAACTTATTAAATTCATTCTTGTTGGATTGCTGCCCACTTGCCACAAGTCTTACAGACATCCCGGCATCAGTATGCCCGGAGAACATGGGGCAAATCCAAAGATATTGGTTTGTTCGTAAAGGTGAGGTTATTTGGGATACGGCAGTACCTGCAAATAACGTACCTGCAACTATCGCGGCATTATCTCCAACTGTATTAGCAGGATGGACAATTCTATTTGCTGCTGCTGATGATACGCATGTAGTTCCAAGTCCATTAATCGGAGGTGAGAGCACTTTAACCGGGGGCTCAACTATTACTCAGGGAGGTGGAGACAACTCAACTCTATCAGGGACTACATTGGTTAATGGGATTAATCCTACTGATGGCTCTGCAAGATTCGACAGCTTAACAGGACCACAGATTGCGGCGTTCCGTACATTAGCATGTGAGGGCACAGGGCTTGAGGTTTATCTAATCAATCAGCAAGGACTTATCTGGGGACAGCAAGTAGGTGATTTATTCACTGGATTTGATGTATCAAATGTAGTGCTGGGATCTATGACAAATGCAGGGTTTGGTACAAGAGATATGAATACTATGACTTTTCAGCTGGATTTTGATTATGACGAGACTAAAGCAGCAGTAACACCAACGGACTTTAACGCCTTAACTGTATAAGATGGCTAAGCCTACAACAGTAAAACTAAAAACAAAAACAGGAGCATGCGCAGAATTGACATTAGCGCATGCTCAAGCTGTTTTGCAGAAACAGGAGGAGCAAAATAGGGATGATTGGGAGTTGTGTTCTAAAAAATATATATTTATAGAGAATGTTATTAAACGAAAGCCAAATAATAAAGCTGATAAAAAGCAAAAATAATCAGTTGGGTGTAATGATGTCCTATGAAAGTAGGTTAAAAGTTATGTCCGAACCATTGTTTTTTAGAGAGCTAGAGAGTGAGCAAGGTTGGTCAGAGATAAAACTGGCTATCAGGAATAGCATAACTCAGGAAAAATATCAAAGGGTACTAAATTATTTTAGCTATCCCTTGGCAATCGTATCTATAAGCGATGATATTATAGAAGACCTAAACAGGGTTTTTAATGGTAGAAACGCAAATTTTAACATACAATACCCCAATAAGCGTGCAGAGTCTCAGGCTACCGACATACTCTATAAGGTTAATACACGCAAATATGTAGAGGCAGTTGGTAGGCGAGCATTTAAGTGCAAACCTCAGACTATTGTAGTTGTTGACAAAGACGACCAGGGGATACCTTACTACATTACTATTGAACTTGACAAGCTTATGGGCTATGAGCTTACAGATTGTAAGAGCAAGTTTAAGTATATTGTATTTCATCATTCAGAGGGTTTAGATGAAATGGGTGAGTATAAAAAGATAGCTTTTTATGATGAGGAATTTTATAGAGTTATAGAGGTTAGAGATAGTAAATATAGTGTAACCGTAGAAATCCCTCATAACCTAGGGTACTGCCCTGCCAGATGGTTTGTAGATGATTCTCTTAACACAAAAGATGATGTTAAGCGCTTTTCGCCTCTGGCTAAGGTATTAGGTAGTATGTCCGAGTGGCAACAGTTCCACGCATACAGCTACTACGCTGAGCATTACGGAGTTTTTCCCGTTGTTGAATATGCTGCAGCAGTTTGTGAAGATGAATACTGTGTTAATGGCATGGTTTCGGAGCCTATGGAAAATGGCGAAATGTCCACACCTACAAGCTGCGGCACATGCTCAGCTAACAAGTTTAGCGGCGCAGGCACAGCTATAAAAATAAATCCTAAGATTGACAATGATGAAAATGACGTATCAGGGTATTTTCGGTTTATTTCCCCCCCTACTGGAAATTTAGAGTTTGAGCAGACAAAGCAGAACCATAGAGAGAATTTTATCAAAGTCAACACCACAGGCTTCAATGATACTATCAACAAGGAGGCTGTAAATGCTGATCAGGTCCGGTCGCTTATGGAGGATAGAAAAAAACCTTTACTCAAGCTTGCCGGGATACTTAACAGGGTACATAAGTGGTTAGTGGAAACATGTATAAAACTGGCTATTGATGCTGATTGCAAGGTCCATGCGAATTATGGAACTGAGTGGTTTTTACTTACAGAGGCACAGTTGCAAGAGCTTTTCGTAGGTGCAAAGGTGGCAGGTATGCCTGAGTCAGAGATAGACCAGATATACAAGCTGCTTATTGAAACCAAATACAAAGGGGATCCACAGACAGTACATAAATTAATGATTGAGAACAACCTTAACCCTGCACCATATAGCACAGTAGATGAGTGCTACAAGAAAAAAGAACAAGGGGTAATGAGTGCAGAGGATTTGTACATAAAGGCAAATTTTACTAAATTCGTTAGCAAGTTTGAGCGAGAGAATGGTAGTATAGTAGAATTTGGGTCTGATATTACTTTTCAACAGAAAATAGACATTATTTATAACACATTCAAAAATTACGTAAAAGATGAAAAAGAGCAAGATGATAACGGGGAACCTATCAGGGAGCAAGGAGCTCAAGCAGCTGATGACTGATTATCCTAACCATTCATTTCCTGTAGAGATTCCAGAGTATAACCAAACTGCATACAATTTTATAGGTGTGCGTGCAAAAAACACAGGGCTTAACCAAGTGTTGCAAGTGCATCAGTTTTGTAAAAGCTCTGCAGACTGGAGTAGGTTAAAAGACGAATTTAAAACACCTCAATCATTAGGTAATTATCACAGTGTAATAATGATACACAACCCTACTGTAGTGTCAAAGCCGGCATTTAAGCCTGCCACAGATGTACCAAAAAAGAAGAGGGTAACACCTCCACTTAAAAAAAAAATAGTTAGCATGATTGATGAGGGTGCATCTTCGGATGTCATTGCAGAGGAGTTAGGGCTATCAGTCAAGCAAGTAGAAAACAACATTTAATAACATTCAAACATAATAGAGACGTTATGCAGCAAGATTTTAAGGATAAATTATCACAGGACAAGACATTACAGGCACAGGTATTGGATGTGCTCAAAGGTACAGATGTAGGAAAAGCCTATGCAGAGACAATTGCAAGGAATTATTTTGAGGAGAACATTAGCCAGGAGCATAAAAAGATTTATGACTTTGTGGATAATGCTCTGACAGGTGCAGGACTTGAAAAGCCGCAGGGAGTAAAGACCTCTGAATGGGCAAAGATGATAGCTGAGCAAAATAAGGAACTAACTGAAAAGTTAAGCAGTTTAAAGAGTAACACTAATCCGGATGAAACGTTAAAGAAATTAGAGGAGCTAAAGGCTAAGCACAAAAAGGAAAAGTCAGAGCTAACAACTACAGCACAAAAGCAGATAGAAGATAGGGAAAGTATAATAAATACCCTAAGAACAAAAGAACGTGACTTGTTTAGAAAAGGGGATGTACAAAAAGCTATAAGTAGTTTAGAATTTAACAAGGGATTAGGGGAATCTTTATTAAATGACATTATAGAAATGAAAACCCAGACATTGATAAGCAATGCAATGGAGGAGGATGGCAAGACTATTTGGTGTAAGCCTGATGGTACAGCCTACAAAGATGGCATATTAAATGCGTCTTTAGAGTTTATCCTCAAAGCAGAGCTGCAGTCTGTACTACATACAAATGCCGCAGGAGGTGGAGCAGGGAATGCGCCAACTGTATCAGGAGATTTTAACGGGGCTCAGGTTATCATGCAGGAGACTACTTTTAAAACTCAAGAACAATTTTTATCAGAGTTTGATAAGATAGCCCAGAGGAAAGGGATTCCAAAGGGAGATGATTACAACAAATTATACTGGAATGCTTTTGATAGGTACAATGTAAAAGACCTAAGAGAGTTCTAGTAAAAACATTTTATACAATGTCAATAGTAAATTTAAAAAAGCAAAATGCAAGAGGTGTCTATCCCTCATTACTTGATAGACAAGAACTAAGACAGCAAGAATATGGATTCATTGATTTAGCGCTAAAAGGTACAGCCGGAATTATGACCGGTGTAAATCAGGGCATAGTCTCACAGAGTTGGGGCGCACCTGCTACGCAAATTCCTGTATTTTCAAAGAACATTACAGCCGCAACAGTAGGGACAATGACCTGCGCTTTTCCTAATAAGGATGCTACCGCTGACCTAGTTAATGTGACCTTTGTAAAAGCACACACAGGATTTAGAATTATTCCAAGATTAACGGACCAATCGGACATAGTTTCAGAGGCTCAGGATTTCATGCGTCAATTTTCAGACGCTGAGGAGGGGCTAGCTGACTTTTTGGAATCTCAAATACTTGCAGCCATTGATGCAGCAAAATCAACTACTTATAACTCTGCATTTGTGGGTTTAGGTGCTAAGTACACATTGTTGGCTGATGCTTTGCAAGTAGCTGCAATTGATGTGCCTTTCTTCTTGAATGATGCTAAAAGCATACTAGCAGCTGATGACTTACCACGCACAGGACTTGAGGTCATTGGTGACGCACAGCTAGCTAGTTTTGTACAACAGTACGTAAATCAAGGATCTGCAAACTCCAATAACACTCAGTTCCAATTTGCTGGCTACATGTTTGGTTATTCAAACACTACCGCTACAAGTGCAGGGGCAGTGTCTACGGGGTATATTATGCCTGCTGGTTCTGTAGGAATTATTGCTAAGACATCCCCGGATGCTCAAGCTAACAGACAGAGTATGTCTGATGGTGTTCGTTGGTCTGTAGAAAGTTCTGATTTGATGGGCTTAGACATGGATATGATGGTTAAAGATAGTTGTGAGGATGTATCAGCTATAACCGGAAATGCAGACGATACCAACGCACTTGTGAAAAATGTGCAAATCGGAATAAATATAGCAATCGTAACGCCATACAACACAGGCACAAACGGAGGTATCAAGAAATTTGATTATCTACCGTAATAATGTTTATTTTTGAATGTTAAAAAAGGGGGCAGTATGTCCATGCTGCCTTTTTTTTTTATAATATAGTAATATGTTTGATAACCGAGTTATTGCAGAATTAAAGAAAGTGATAGGATGGAAAGACCACTGGGATCTAACAGAGATACCGACCTTGCCTGCGTCCTTAACGGGTACAGAGTCCGGGCAGTACTACCAAGACTACCACCCAACTGTAAGACTTGATTATATTCAGGCATTACTACCATCTAATTATGCGTTAGAAACGTTCTTAGATGATATAGAAACCTCAGCTTTAAGCCAGCTACTTGAGAAATTAGTAGTACAAAAGAAGCTGAATAATGCAGGCATGGACCTTGCAAGGAATAACCTTATCTATGATAATGTCTTAAAAAATAAGCCAATTATTAATGAGTCAAGGTTTGTAGGCATAGAGTTTTGCATGCAACCAGAAATAGGGCTTAGGGCGATGATTCACAGAATAGGACTATATCTTACTGCAGCACAGCCTACATTAACTCTATATTTATACAATTCTATGCAGGAGTCAGTAGTATCTACTTTTACATTTACCTCTACCTCTGCAAACTCATTCACTTGGTTATCTGAAAATGTCATATTAGACTATTCAGATGGTACAGGGTCAGAGGCTGGGGTATGGTATCTTGGATATTATCAAGACGACCTGATCGGTCAAGCTATTCAGTATGATTCTTTAAACTGGAAAAATGGATATTGCAGAACATGCGACAAGGGAGCAAGGAGCGCAAAGTACAATACTATTAGTAAGTATGTAGATATGTCTCCTTTCTATATTGATGCAACAAAGGTACCTGCAGTGGGTACTATGTTTGATACCGGTGATATGATTTATACCTATGATAATAATTATGGATTTAATTTTAACCTCTCTATCAAGTGCAATCTTACTCAATTTTGGATAGATAACAGAGCTACAATGACAAATGCACTAGGTAAAATAGTTGCTCTAAAAGTCCTTGAGATGATGAAAGCAAGTAGCCAAGTCAGCGCCATTGAGCAGAATGTACAGATTAATATAATCCGGGACCTGGAGGGAGATAGTGACACAAGACAGGTTCCTTTTTGGGCTCAGGTGGAGCGAGCGGTAAAGGCTACTAATTTGGACCAAGCCAACGTAAATAGTACATGTGTACCATGCGCACGAAAGGGTGCATCATACGGAGCAGTATAATGGGATTTGATGACAGCATATTAGATGACCTGAAGAGGACAATATCAGAGATACAGGATGCTGTCAATGGTTCTATACAAGAGTCCATAGACCAGAATAAACAGATAATAATGGAGCTGCAGACACAAGAGCAGATGTACCAGGGGATTGATTCCAAAGGTATAGACATAAAACCTGCCTATGCAAACTCTACCATAAAGATAAAAAGGAATAAAGGACAGCCTACAGATAGGGTCACTTTATTTGATACGGGAGCATTTTACAACTCCTTAGAGATTATTGCAGGTAAAAATGATGCAATAATTAGGACAATTATTAGCTATTCTGTATTTTTAGTGGATAGATATGCTGATATTTTGGGGCTTGATGATGAGAACTGGACTAAGTTTCTGAACAATTATACTATACCAACCATTAAAAAGAACTTTGATGATATTATTGCAAAATCCTAACATGCCCGTACCAGTTAATGCAGTGGAAATTGATGCTGCTATATTGGATATTAAGGCACACTTAGAGACAGGATTATCATGGTTGACAAATGGCTATGGTAGAACTTATAAGAACTTAGATGCTCGCAATGGGACTACAGTATTTTATCCTGAGGCTTACCTGGGGGAGCAGAACAACTCACATAGATATATCAACCTTTCCCCTGACAATGACAAGCAGGGGCAATGTTTTTTTTATGTGACCAAAGAGAATATATCACAGTTCCAGCCGGGCATGTATTCATTTTTGAGCTATGATACTGCTATTATTTTTTCTGTAAACATGGAGCTTATTAATGAGGCTCTATTGCGGACAGAAATCTATCAGCAGGTGCTAGTGTCACAGGTTAGGGATATATTAACCAGACAACTACTAGGGGCAGCCTATCAGCTAACGATAGCATCTGTAGACTTTCAATTTGATAATGTGTACAGTGAGTTTGATTTGGCAGATGCTCAGCAACTTGAAAAAGCCCCTTTATCACACTTTAGATTTAATTGCACAATCAAACTGCCTGAAACGTGCCCCGTTCCGGTTATAGAAACATGTTTTAGCATGGATTTAGATGGCGTAAATGAGTATATTGACTGTACAAATAATTCAGCTTTTGACTTAGAACATACCTCTCCTATGTCTTTTTCTTGTTGGGTAAAATTTGATACCTTGAATATTATTCAAAGCATTCTGTACAAGTGGGAACCTAGCCGGGGTATTTTCTTTTCGGTTCGGTCAACAGGAGAATTACAGCTACATTTGCAAAATAACGGAGGACTTAACGGGCTGATTATAACAAGTTCGGGCGCAAATATAACCCCGGGAAATTGGTATTTTTTATCTTGTACATACGACGGAAGCAACACACCCGCAGGCGTTAAATTTTACAAAAACGGTGCGTTATTAACAGGCAACACAACTACAGCAAACAGCCTAACAGGTACAATTATAAATACTCAGCCGGTGCATTTGGGAGAGTTGGAAAATGGGCTATTAAATAAGGTTTTATGGTGGAAAACAGAACTTTCTGCGGCTGAAATTATAAACTATTACAATGATAAAAATATAATTCCTAAGGTATCGGATTTAATACTTAGCACAGATATAAATAACTCTACATTTAACGGGACAGAATGGGATATTCCAGACCTCACAGGAATTACCGCAGGATACACATCTATTAATATGGAGGCAGGGGATAGAGTAGAAGACTGTCCAATATAAAAATATAAACAATGGCACACAATAAATACTATGTAGTAAGCGCAAGTGACCCGGATTTAAAAGAAATTGAGTCTATTATCGTTGGGTTTCCAGACAATCAAAGATATTCAATAGATGGCAATCAAATAGTAATAAAACTGCATGAGCACGACCATAAGGCATACCCTTTCTTGTCTGACTATCCAGAGCAGAATCATGATAGTATATTATTAACTATGAATACCCCCGAATGGAGCATAAACCCGATGTTATGGATAGATACTACACTATAATGAGCAATGATAAGAATATTAAACAGATTGTTAATGTTTCAGAATATTGCGTATATAGCAATGATGGCGAAACAATAGAAATAAAGCTACTAGATGGGGATTTTTCAGATTATAAATTCCTTGAAAATTATATAGAACATGGACAAAGTATTATTTTTAAATGAGTTTGTAGTGTTTTTTTTGGTTTTTTGGTGTCTTATGCTTATAATGTACAAACAAAGCATACCAGTAAGAATGTATAACAAGTTTAGTTATAATTTTATAGACAAGTTGACCAATTGTGAATTTTGTATGGAGTTCCACACATCTACTGCACTGGCTATCATCTTAGCCCTGCACGATCAGAATCATCTGATACTTTTATACGGTCCAATGTCTGCCGCACTATCCAATATATTAAACAAATGATAACATTCAAAAAGAAAAAGACAGAGGTTAGATTTTATGATTCTATTGAGGATATGCCTCACAGGAGATACATGAAATTTAATAAGGAAATGATGAGAGGTAACGAGGTGGGTAATTCAATTGCTGACGTCATCAAAAGGATAGACAGAGCGATGGGATTTATTCAGGCAAAGGAATCTGACAAAGCTGTCAGGGAGTTGAGCAATGCCCGGCTAGCCTACTCTTATAGTCAGGCTGAGTTAGAGCCTAGGGGGTTGGCTTTGGCTGCAATGGTTAAGAGTATTAATGGCGTGGAGGTGGATGACATTACATCATCAGGGCTACAAAACACACTAGAGGTATTGCAAAATATTGGTATGACTAAAAAAGAGTTATACGGCAATGCTGATTATATAAAAAAAAAGTCGAGCAAGAACTTAAAATATTCTTTCCTCTCCAGTTTAATGGGAAGAATATCATCTATAATCAGGCGTTAATAAAGAAACTTAAGAGCCAATTAGCCGTTATATTAGATGAGGAGGATGCAGAGCATAGCAATAGTCAGGCAACTAATGAGCTACTCAGGTTGATTAATCCTACATATTGGAATTTAAACATAGAGAATAGTGCAGAAAAAGAAATAGAGTTATCTTTTGAGGCGTTCATGTTGGCGGTCCGGGAGCATACAACTGAGGACCTGGAGAACATAACTACCTTTAGATTTTACAGTCTTTTAGACTACATCAAAAAAAAGCAGAGCAATGGCTGATAGTGTAATAAAATATAGTGACCTGATTGGAGAAGATGACACATTTGATGTAATCTTCGACAATATAGATAAGCTAAGAAAGGAGCTTAGTGACCTTGCAAAAGATGCTAAGAAAGGGCTTGAGCTTGTCAATCCTAATGATGAGAAAGCTCTAAAGGCAGCAGTAGAGCAGGTGGAGAAACTTGCCAAGGCAAAAAAGAAACTTGATACAGAGGAAAAGAAAGCAGTTAAGACTAAGAAGAAATTGGCTGAGCTTACTAATAAGGACCTGATACAGAGAGAAAAGTTAAAGATAGCTAACCGAGAAAGGATACAGAGGCTTAAACAAGTTGCTATACTTACCAATAAGGAATCAGGAGAGATTGAAAAACTTAGAGCAAGGCTATCCCTTACTACTTTAGCTTGGAAAAAGTTGAGTAAGGAGGAGCTTGATAATACAAAAAAGGGTAAGAATCTGATAGCTACAAAGAAAAAGCTAACAGACCAGCTCAAGAAATTAGAGAAACAAACAGGAGATACAAGGAGAAACGTAGGTAATTATACCACGTCTTTGGGAAAACTGGGTAAGGTGGCTGCAGGAATATTTGTAGGTAGAAACATAGTCTCTGGATTGCGTAGCATAGGGATGGGATTAGGTAATCTCATAGAAAAGAATAAGGATACTAATGAATCTGCCAAGTCTATGTCTGAGTCTATGGGCAAGGTAGGTATTATCCTTGAAAAGATAGGGCTGGTCATAATCAATGTTATAGCTAAGCCTTTAGCTTTAATAATAACAGGCTTTGAAAAGTTTGCAAGTTCTGTGCTTGGTTTGGATGTAGGCACAAAGAAAGCGAGTGAGGGAGTTAGGGACCTGAAGAACGAGTTTAATTCTGAGATTGAGGTACTTAAAAAAGGGAACATATCTACAGAGGCAAGAAAGCAACTGATAGAGGATATAAACAAAAAGTATAAAGACTATTTACCTAACCTACTGACAGAAAAGAGTAGTCTTGAGGAGATAGAAAAAGCTCAAAATGATGCTAACACTGCATTTGAAAAGAAAATATTATTACTCGCAAGTGAGGAGCAGTTTATAGACATCACAAAAAGAAAGCTAGATGCTTTGAGGGCAGAGGCACAGTTGCAAAAAGAATTAGCTAAAGGTGAGGCGGCAAAAGCTAAAGCACTAAAGAAGAACAAAACAAGTGTAAAGTCAGGGGTTAATATAGCTTTTGGTGCTGCAAAAACTGCAATAAAGCAAACAAAGCTAAGGATAAAAACCAACAAACAACTGATTAAGCAGATTAATGCCGAAAAGAAAGCATTAGATGCTGTTATTAAAGCACAGGGAATCAATACAGCTAACTTTGTATCTAACCAAAAGAAAAAAACCAAGGCAGTAGCAACAGCAGCAAAGGTGTTTAAGGACAATGCAGCACAAAGGATTGCAGCAATAGAAGCACTACAGGATAAGATAGCGAAATCAGAGGCAGACAATATTGAGGACCAGACAAATAGGCTATTAGCTTTGGAACAGTTAAAGTTTGAAACAATAGAGAAGCAAAGAAAGAGTGACTTTGAAAAGTTTAAATCATTATTAAAGCAGCAGGAGGATAATGTTATAGCGTTTTATGGCAAAAAATCACAGGAGCTGATAGATTTTAAGAAAGGAGCAGGAGAGGAGATTTTGCAATTTGAGGCAGATACTCAGGCACTATCTGAGCTACAACTACAGGAGTCAGAGGATAGAAAATTAAAAATTAGAGAGGATTTTGAAAAAAAACAAGCTGCACTACTTGAAAAAGGAATAAAAGAAGAGACAGAAATAACAGATAAAGAGATTGAGGAACAAGATAAAAAAGAATTTGCAGCTTTTGAGGCAAAATTAAAGAAGAAATTAGGACTACTAACCGAAGAAGAAAAGAAAGAGAGAGACTTTAATAGGAGACTAACAGACTTAAGAATACAAAACATACAGAATGATGCTGATAGAGAGGTAGCCGCTCAAAAAGAAAAATTTAACAGAATGAGAGAGGATGTAAAGGCAGATGAAAAGATAACTATAGCACAAAAAAAGAAACTATTAGCAGAGATAGAAAAGTTAGAAAAACAATCAGCAAAAAAAACTAAAAAAGAAAAAACTAAAGAAAAAACTAACGAGCTTTTAGAGGGAATACAAAAAACCTCTGAAAAGATAGGTGCCGCAATAGTTGCAACCTTTGAGAAGCAGGCAGATGCTGCGGGGGATTTGGTTAAAACTCAATCCGATGCAGTGGAGACACAAAGGAAAAGAGCAGAGCAAGGACTATCCAATACTCTGAAATTTGAGCAGGAGCAACTAGCACAAAGAGAGGCTGAGAGAATAAGAGCAGAGAAGAAAGCAAAACAAGCTGCAGAATTTGTCGCACTAATCAACTTAGTGAGCGCATACGCTGCCTCAGGAGATAGTCAGGCTTTGTCCCGGGGCTTAGTAGATTTTAGTTTGTTAAAGGCTTTAGAAGCTGGTTTTGAAGATGGTGGATATACTGGAGATAAAGGCACCTCAGATGTTGCCGGGGTGGTGCATGGTAGAGAGTTTGTTGTAACTGCAGACGATGTTAAGAGATTTGGATTAGCTGGTAAGTCTGGGGGTGATTTTGGAGAGGCTATGAGTGATTATTTCTACTCTCCACTACAGCAGAATCTATACAATGGACAGGCAGATAACTTTCAAAAGGAAATTAATGGCAGACCTAATGACTTTGCAAGACTTGAGGATGAGATGAGAGCCATGAGAAGAGCTTTCCAATCAGTACCTAAGAATGATTTTGATATCCTACAAATGACAGATTACTTTGTAGACATAGCCAAAAGAGTAACATCCAATAGGATGACAAATGTAAGTAAACAGAGAAAACGTTTATAATGACTGATATAAGACACTACAGGAATGGGGTATTAGTTAATCCTAGAGACTTTGACCAGGCAAAAATCACAATGGACTGGGCAGGGAAAAAGGAGGCAGCGAATATTACAATAAACTCTATTAAGTTAGTAGGTGAGGAGGGAAAGGCTTTGAGGACCCGGATACTATCAGGGCTTAGTGGTGGTGTAGGATTCTTTGAGGGTGACCCGTACAGGATTGAGGTAGGACCACTGAACACACAGGCAAGCTTTGAGGGGTACTTAGATTTTTCTGCAGGGGTCAATTTTATAGATGAGTGCGAGGTAGAATGTACTATCAAACGTGAGCAGGGGAGTGATTGGCTTAATGAGGTGGCTGATGGATTTAGTTATAGGTATCTTGAAAATCAGGGAATAATAAAAAACTCTGATTTTGTATCAGTGCCTTATGTTATTAATTATATACCTGATGGGGCTCAGTTGCTAATCTTAGGAATCAGTACTTTTATGATGACTAAGGAGTTAATTGAGTCAATTAAAGCTATCTCAGACCGAATCAGTGACCTGACAGATGCAGCTATTCCGGTGGTGGGTGTTAGTGTGGGCGCAGGTGGGGGAGTGGTAACTGCATACGATATTGGGAACATCATTCTAGCTGCGTTAAAGCTAGTGGCACAGATTGCCTACAGTGTAGCTATTATTGTAGCTCTGGTCAAGCTCACAGAGCAAATAATTGAACAGCTTTTGCCTCCAAAGAGATACCATTTAGGGATGACAGTAAAGAGTCTATTTGTAAAAGCCTGTCAGCATCTTAATCTGACCTTAGAGAGCACTCTGTTAGATGATATAGAGAAAGGAGGGAATAAGTGGGTATTACTACCATCAAAGAATCACAGAGGGGGAGAGAAACCTACAGGAGCCGATGCATCATGGAGGGAGACAGGAGTACCATCGCAGCAGGATGCTACAGATACCTTTGCAGGAGTTATTAGGACATTCAAAGAGATGTTTAATGCAGATTTTCAGCTAAAGGATGGTAAATTTATATTTGAAAGGAGGGATTTTTTCATAAAAAGTACAGGCTATGTCATCCCGGATACATTTATAGACCAGGAGAAGCTGATAGATAACAATACTTTCAACACAGATGAGCTAAAAAGCTCGTATAATATCAATTGGAGCTTTGATTCTCAGGACCTAAATACTCTTGATAACCAAAATGGCAGAGTTTTTCAGGCGGTTTTATCTCCAAAGGTTACGAATAATGACAAGTTAAAGTCTTTGACAGGACTGAAAGAGGTTAGCATACCTATAACATTAGGGGTAAGAAAAGACAAGTTAACAGTAATAGAAGAGGTAGTAAAAGCTCTTGTATTAGTTGCTGATGCCTTGACTGGTCAGTTAGGAAATCCACATAGCCTATCTGGGCAGATAACAAACAGGATAGGAGCACTACACAGCTCTAGCCATTTCCTAAGCAGTCCTAAAATGGTAGTTATGGCAGGGAGTAGCCTACAATTAGACCAGAGGCAGATATTGAGTGCGTCCGATTTGTGGAATAATTACCACTATATAAACTCTTTTAAGCAAATTAATGGCAAGCATAACCAATATTGGATATACAGAGAACAAAAAATACCATTTTGCTTCAGGGATTTTGTAACTTTACTAGACAGTAATCAGGTAGAGACTACATCAGGGGAACCTGCGGATATTGAATCACTTGAGTGGGATATATGGGCGAACTTTGCGACAATTAATTATAGAATTAACAGGCTATATGATGATAACTTTAATATTACATTCTTATGAAAATACATGAAAGCTTAGATAATTTAAAAGCCACTTTGTCACAGGCTAATGATATGTTAAAAATAAGCGAGCAAAGCTTAGATTTAGTTATGAGGGATTTAATAAAAACGGCATCACCTGAGCAAATTAAATCTATCCAAACGCATGTAGTAGAATTAAAAACACTATTAACAAGTGCTAAAAAAGGTGAAAATATAGATTTACAGGTAAAGTCAATATCAAAAAGAATATTAAATGAGCGTTGAAATAACAAAAAGAGAATATACCTCTATCTTTAGACCGCAGGACACCAATGTTAATTGGCTGTTAGGGAATACTGGAGAGTGGCAAAAGCTTACTATTGAGGCATCTTTTGGTGTTTTTATAGAGTTTGATACTACTAATACGTTGTTTTTAGATGACCCTGATACAATGACTTTAACATCAGGAAAGTCTTGGAATGACTACGGGTTTGCTGAGGGGGATGATATAGTATTGCAATGGATACACAGGGATACGTCAAACCCTGCCGCACCTGTAGACAATATAAATATATTATCACCTATGCAAATTGCAAGGATAGACGACAATAAGGCGTATGTTGAGGTCAATGGTATCTCTTTGCAGGGGTTTGGGTCGTGGTCACAAATTATGCCCGTAAACAGTGGCACATACAACATTGTAAATGTTACGGTTTACGCAATTAAAAAACCAGAGGGCATAGAGTTAAATTATGGTCACTTGAAAAACTCACAGAGCGCATCTAATAACCTGAGTAGTTTTATTGATGGTACTATGACAGAGTTTTTAATAGAGAACACAGATACTATGACCATAGGTCAGGTATTGCCTATGTTGCCATTAGGCAATCAGTCGGGTATGTCAGTGGCTTATGTGAATTGTAAATACTTAGGGCAATCGTTCTACAACATAAAGAGCAACTATGAGTTTCAAATAGTATTTATGTTGAGCTCTTTTTTTGAGGACATAACAAATATACAAGATAGAGTCCCCCCCGGTCAAGTGTTTGACGCTGCAAGCTTAACAGATAACTTTGAGCTAATCGGTTATCCTGTGTACAACAATCCTAACATACAAATAAAAAACCTGTTATCAAGTACTGATAAGCTTGGTAATACTGGATGGTTTGATGAGAATTACAACGGGCTTGATAATGACTTTACGATAAGTTCTGTAACATACCAAAAGCACGAAAACCTAGCATTTCCATCAGGAACTACAACGGTATTGCAGTTGGATTATCAAAATAATATAAAAGTTACTGCCGTTATTGATGGTATAACAAACCTATCAGGACAGACAAAATATCAATTTGGTTTCGCTTGGATACCTTTAGAGGATAGCGATTACAAACATAACGAATTCCCATTTTTTAGAAACCTTAAAATGAGTACGGGGGGCGGAATATTGAGCTTTCAAGATTCATTTAATGTTAGTAATTCCTATGCCTTTACCCCTGCCTCTTTTGTTCCCGTTGCTTTTGGCTATGGGGTAGATGCAAATACAATGAATGTGCAATGGTTAAGGGCGGCAATCACAGGACCAGAGCAGATAACTTTTGAGGCAACATTTGAGCCTAACAATGGATTTGCTGCTTTTATGGCGGCAAAGGATTTGATAGAGAGGAACTATTGCATTTGGCTAAGTGTATCAGACCAAAATTTAGTAACAAACCACAGTAACAGAGTTTCACTACTATTAGATAGTGGTCAAATGGATACTTTTGTGGAACCTGTAGGACCTTATCCGGGAATGACTATAGACTTTTTGGACCATACACAGGATGAAAATAGTGTAGCATCCACATGTGGTAACGATATACGTATAGAAGATGATTTGTTAGCAAGGGTATTCTTCACTATTGATGAGGCAATAAGTGCCACTATTCCAATCCCTACTGCTTTGAGTTATGGCTTTATAGTGGAGCGTATCTCTGATGGTCTGACCTATGAGCTTGAAAATTTCAAGATAGACCTTACTCAATTTCCTGATACTACACAATTCAATTTTGATGCAAGCAGAGGATTTAAATTAGTAGCCGGGAATGATAAGAACTTTGTCAAGGTGGATTACTGGGCACCACTTGACACAGGATTAACAGTCAAAGGAGTCAGAGGATTATACGGTTACAAAGTCAGATGGGAGGACTGGATAAAGCGTATCAATGTACCTGCAGAGATAGAGCAAGATTTTTATAATAACGCAGAGTTTAACAATGGCATTAATAATGATTGGTTCCAATGGCTTAGCAATGCAGGATACAACCTTAGCTTTGTGGTCTATACTGATGCCATTTTAAACGGGCAGGCAGTAAGGTACATTAATACTAAACCGCTGCCATTTGTGGACTATGATGACAATGCAAACATATCTACAGAGATAAGATACTACAGGCAAAGTGATAATACCCAGCTTTTCGGTGGCATCGACCCTATTACCGGTGGTGATTTGGGTGTCATTCTTGACTCTGATATAGTAAGAATTGAGATTGAATACACAAGGGCAGTAGGGGTGTGGGTATCTTTGGCAAACATATACGGGCTAAACACGATTGAGGTAGATGGTGGTGCCGGGTTCATGGAATACAGACAATTGAGTTCTTTAATGTTGCCAGAGGTAGATAATCCATTGATACCACTATCAGGTAGCACATTGCTAGATGTTCAAATAATTGCACCTGCGGTACTACGGTGTACGTGTTTGGTGGATCCTAATAAGTTAATAAATGCTACTCGCTACAAGATAACAGGTAGGGAGGGCTGCAAATAATACAAAAATGGCTAATTGTTATAATTTAATATCTTGTAATCCGGGAATATATCCCAGTATATTATCTTTGTGCTGGAAAGGGTCACACCCGTATGATGGTATGGTGGTGTATCTGAATACAGCCCCGGTTAATCCTTTGGAAACATATACACTGAATTTTATAGGTACGGGGTGTGTGTGTACGGGTGACGTGCCCGAATTAAGACCCACTACTCAAAACTCATGTGCTCCAGCGTATGGGATATTTAAGTATCAAAATTGCGAAAACCCATTAGAATATAAAAACTTTGGGTTTCCTATTGCAGACCCAACAAACAACACACTACGAAAAGTGGGAGATTGTGATTGTTGGACTTTTATAGGAGAGGAATCTATAGCAGATGAATTGATAGGAGGATATACAGAGTACAATGACTGCTACGACTGTTTAGATGCCAGAGCATCAGAATTGTGTGATAGTTCAGAGCGCACAATAGGGTACGCTGCCAGAATAAAACTACCTGATTCTCCACCTCCGGATAGGGATTTTAGTAAATGCTGTTATTTAAATTTAGTATTAGCGGACCTTACAGATACAGATCCTTATCACAATGACTTTACCGGGGCATGGTTCAAAAGAGAAACCCCAAACAGTACAGTAGATTTTAAGTTGTTAGATGTAGATACTGCTACTTTGTATGTTTTGAATAGTTCGTTATACGGCACGTTTCAGGACTTTGGAGGGGTTCAATCAGAGCTTAGTTTTTATATAGTTGACTGGAGAAAAGTACTATCTTTGTTGGGTACAGGAAACTATCAGATAAAAAGAGAGTTATCTATAGCTGGGATTTCTGTAGATTTGTTCTCTGATACCTACCATCTAAAGCATTTTAGTATCCAGGCATCAGATAAAACTGTTAGAATTGATACTATCATGGATGGTAAATTGATAGCAAAGGATACAGATTTTAAAGATTCAGGATACACTACATCAATGAGGCTAAGGGGATTTTTTGGCAGAGCAGAGTATAGCTTTGAGCAGGACAACATAGCTAAAAGAGATTATAGCTACATGCAGAATACGATGAGCAGCAAAAGAGAGTATAAGTTTCAAGGTCTGCAGATACCTGAATGCATCACAGACGAGCTATTTAATTTTACTTTATTTGGTGCAGAATTATTCATATCTGACTATAACGGCAATAATCACAGCTATAGATATGAGTTAATACCTGTAAAGCTTGAGGGAAATTCAGGTACAGAGTTTTTTGTAACAAATAGAGGGATTAATGTGAATTTAACGTTTTCAGATAGGACTGAAAACGATAGGAAAATAAACTGTTAATATTATGGCAATGAAAGTATATAAAGTCGGTAAGTCGGTTGTAGTAGACCAGGCAGCTCATCCGATTTTGAGTATTGATGAGGGTGTGGCTATCTATAGGATAGAAAACGACTTAGTAACTATATTTAATAACCTAGATAAGTCTTTAGAGAGGACAGATACTATATCAAATATTCAGGACTTTGCAGGCACGCCAATTGGCGACCTGCAGGATATAGTGAAATATTTTGGGGCAGGAATAATTAACAGGGGTACAACGTCAACAGTGGATACGTCAGGAGGGGGAACAGGCGAGGTTAATACTGCAAGCAATGTAGGCGCAGGGTCAGGAGTATTTAAGGTAAAAACAGCCACAGACTTAGAGTTTAAGTCTTTAGTAGCAGGTGCAGGTGTTACTATAACCCCAGGCGCTAATGATATTACTTTATCAGCTACAGGGGCATCTGAAATGTTTTATCTTGAAAGGATAGAAACCATAGATAACAATACTGCTATAAATGTTGAATATTTTACTTTTGTACAGGGTGGCACTCAGATAGTAAACGTAATAAATGCAGTGGGGGGGGTTTATTTATTTGAGCTTTCTTTTCTATGTCTTAATACAAGTAGATCCGGGTCTGTGGTGGTATCTCCTGAGCTTAATGCTATACCTATCTTTTCCCAAAGCTACTCACAGGAACCAAAAGATACTACTAATGTTTTCTATACATCAATATCTAAAAGGGTAACTTTGTTAGCAGGCAATAATACAATAAATATAAATTTGTCTAACGTGGGAAATGGTACGGGTAGGATTTTTGAAGCAAATTGCACAATCACAAAAACATAAAAATGAACTCTTTTTTAATATCAAATCTATCCGGATTCTCAATAGTTATAATAAGCTTAGATAACTTTTCTTTAGGTCCTGCAGTTGCGGCAGTTGATATGATGCTGCCTGTTAATGGGGGCTTTGCTATGGATGACATAGCTAATAACCCAGAGATACAAACACTTTTAGACAATGGGGATATATCAGCTACTGATGGCTTTGGAGGTGTTATAAATAGTGTGGGCTTAGTCTTTGGGAAAATGCCAATAACTATAAACCCCCCGGTAATAACTGCCAATAAAAACGACTATAGCCCGGTCGGATGGGATGGGGCTTATATTGTTAATATAGACCTGTTAGGGGTCAAGTCTATAACAGGGTTTAAGGCTGGAAAAGATTGTGACAGGAAAATAATAAGGAATATTAGCAATTATGAATTAAAGCTATCACCTAATAGTACATCTAGTCTATTGTCAAATAGGATAGATACCCCTGAGCATGCAAATTTTAAGATAAAAAGATTTAGTAGCGTAGAGGTAATATATAATGCCATTACAAACAAATGGCAGCCTATACACTCAAAGAAAACATAAACCATGAACTTATATAGACAGTATCTAGGAGTACCCTTTATCAATGAAACAGCATCAGGTATTTATCCGTACAAGTATAGTAATACCCCTATAACAGGATGGAACGATATAACAACCATTGAAGAAAACGACCTATACGGGGCACATGCATCTGATTATGTCAGAGCTACAAAAGAGTGCTTCTTATTATTTAGCGCAAAGGTAGGTAGCACAGAGCTTGAAAAATGGGGTGCGTGTACTGATGAAGAAAAAAAAGTATTAGCGAGGAGGCACATTATAAATGACTTAAGCCTTAGGTTACAGGTGTTCCCTGCTAAAGAAGATGCGTATAATTTTATGATACATGCCGATAATTCCATATCTTGTAGAAGAGTAAGGATTGACGTAGCCAAAATAAGTATAGGTTATTCCCTTAATGTAGTAGATAGAGTGGACTTATTTACATACTTATTCACATTAATTGAATCGTTTATAAGTGTTAATGATACATCTATAAGTGATTGGATGCATTCAGAGACAGGATTTAAGGCAAAAGAATACTGGAGCCAGAGCATAGAAGATACATATTATAACATAGTAGAACAAGGATTAAAAAGTTAAAATCATGAAAGTATTTAAAAGAGGGGGTTTTATAATCCTTGACCAAGCAGGAACAGAAATTCCAATACCTGTAGGGAATTTTGACTATTCTATAATTGCAGGATCTGTTAAGATTAGAGACGTGGCAGAAAATATAGGATACTCTGCCGCTGTAGTATCTATTCAGGATGAGTTTGGTGCGCCAATAGGTACAGCTGTAATGATTTCTGCATACTTTGCAGTTTTGACGACAGTATCAAGTGGGGGAGGTGATGCATCTGCAGCTAATCAGGTTTTAGAGATAACAGAACTGCAAAACATTGTAACGGCTTTAGCTACGTCAATAACGCCTCTTACAGTTACATCTATCCCGGCAAAAACTATAATAGTTACAGATTTGGCAGTCGTAGCGGTGGCAGCAAATTCTAATAGAAGAAAACTAGTGATTTCTGTTGACGTAGAAGATTGCTTTGTTAGGGAATTAGCCGCAGCAACAGACAACGCAATAAGAAAGGGGATTTTTCTAAAGAAAAGCAGTGTATTAGTATTAGAGCCTGATGTGTTTGGGTACATATACCAGGGGGAAATATCTATAATTAATGTACAAACTGGAGAGAGTCCGGTATTTTATATAGTAGAATCAGAATAATATGCAAATTTTAAGTCAAAATATCAATTTAATAGACACCTACCTAGAATTGTGGGCGGTTTATACCCCTTTAGAGTCGGGTGTATGGCACACTATAACGCTAACAGAGGCGGCGGCTAGTAGTTTAGTTGAAATAACAATTTTTGACGCAACAAGTACCCATACTATGGGCGCCCGTTGCGTTGGCTCTACACTAGAAAGGAAAGTGCAAACAAGCACATCGCTTATTATTCGATGCGACCAACTCAAACAAATCGAAATTTTTACAAGCGATTTAACAGGCTGCACTTTTATACTTTCGGCACAACTATAAATCTATTTACAAACTTTTGTTTTCGTCCCAAACAAAAAACCCTTTACTAAATTATGGATGAAATCTTATTTAAGTTATTAGAGCAAACCCCCGTTATAATAGCTTTGGGTGTTGGAATTTATGCCCTTTGGAAAGACAAAAAACAAGTAAGCAAAGACGGCATACTAGAGCGAAAATTCCAAACAAAACAGATAAAAGAGTTGACAGAAAATCATGCGGGCGAATTGAAGATACTAAACGAATATATAAGGTCTAGGGATATGGAAACCTTAGAAAGTTTAGAAGAGTTGACGGCTGCAATCTCTGATATAAAGAATGCAATAGAAACCAAAATTTAATGATATGGAAAATGTTTCAGATTTTTTAGATAACCAAAATTCAAGGATTCAAAAACTTAGAAACAGGTTAAATCTAAAAACAGACAAAGAAGACAAAGAAGACAAAGAAGAAATAAAAGTACAAGAAATCAAAAAAAAAGCTGCAATAAATACAAAAATAACATATATTTGCATTATTGCGGCTATGTTCTTATTATTCTTTTTATCTGCGTTGGACTCTATTAATATCAACATACCAAAAATTGATATTAAAAACATTTTTGACGGGGGTAGACCCTCTGATGCTTATGATGATTATGTAAAAATAAAACTATGATAGAGTTAACGAATATACAAAATAGCTACTACTCGGAATATACAGCAGGTGAAAATATAGGATATATCACTTTCACTTATAGTGATGAAACTATAACAGTTCTTGGAGGAGTAAATACCTCCGGCGAATTAGTGCCAGAGGTGGAGATATTAAACGAGGTACAGGGTAAAATCAACCCTACAAAAGTATTTAGGTGGGTAGCTAAAGTTTTAAAAGCTACTTTATGCCCTGAATGCACCTAGTGTATTTTATCTTTAACCCATAGCGCAGTACACAAGGCAGCCTCTGCCCTTTGTTGTCTGTGTTGTATTATAAACTCACAATCTACTGAAGACGTATGAAACCCAAACTCTTCAAGTATAGCGCCAAATTTGGAATAGTACTCTAGGTCTGTTTTTCTTAGTATATAAAAATTTGCCTCATAGTCTGAATCTCCGTCTATTTTTTGGTATCTATATTTCCAGTCGCCTACTTTCTTTTGTACATTTTTCATGTGCTCCTCTGCTATCAGGTCTGAAAGGTTTTGCCCTGTAGTTGTGTAAACAGAAAACCCCCTAGTTCCTAACATTCTATCTGCTGAGTTTGTAGAACTTATTGCATTGCTGTGAAATGAGTGCATGTATCCAAAATACCCCCTTTGTAGCCATGCTGTGATAATGTCGCACCTATCTTGTAGGGATGTATCTTTGTATGGGTGGTATGTCCGGACTGTTTGGATTCCCATTTTAGTGCACTCCTCTATAAACATCTCAGCTACTATCCTATTTTCGTATCCCTCATAGTACGACCCCCCCTGATGTAGTCTTTTGTTTGCGTGAAAAGCTTGTTTACCCTTTGTGGTGTAGTTCCCATTGTTGTCTATTCCTCCATGCCCAGCATCCACGAAAACTACAAATCTATCTTTGTGAAATGTCATCAAATTGGACTCTTTATTATTGTATTGTACATTGATGTTTATCCAAGTGTAATTACCTACTATCCCGTCCTCTGTTAAGTTGTATTTTCGTTGGAACTGTTTTACTAACTTATATGTAGTAGGTCCAAAATTACCATCTACAGGGTAAGACTCGGATAGTATTTTATTTAGTTTCTTTTGTATCTCTTTTACTTTATATCCTGAGCTGCCTTTAGATAGTAACATTTTCATAATGGTCTAATATTGATAAAATAAATGGAAACAATGTATAACATTAAAGCTATACATTATTCCACTTATAGAAACTTTGTGATAATTATACGGGTTTTTTGTCTAGTACAAACTGCAGAAAATCACCAAGCTCAATTATTATATAGAACAAACGTTCTGCGAGCTCTTCGGTGTGTTTGTGCTCTATATTTAATTGTGTTCTTACTAGTTGTTGTATTTCTGCTTTCTCTTCAAAATCGAGGTCCTGCCACTCTGCGGCTATCTCTTTGTGCTTTGTTACAATAGGGAAAAGCTGGAATAGGTTATCTAGGAACTTGAACGCTACCCATCCGGTAACTTTTTTCCCTTTCTTTTTTTCTACAAGTTTGTATATCTCGTCAATCAGGTCAGTGTGCCAAGTTAATAGCTCTTTTAGTGTCTCAATACCTTTCTTTTTCTTTTCCATTTTATGAATGTTTAGTTAAATAATGCCATTAATATACAATTTTTTTAATATAAAAGCAAAAAAAAAGGTAAGCTATATAATAGCCTACCTCCAAGAAAGGGATTAACAACATGAAAAAACCCTCTCTCTCACTAATTAGTCTTTGATAGAATCTCTTAATTTTTTAATAGATTCATTATTCAATATTTCAACAAAAGAAACTAATACACTGTTATGATAATTTACTTTTTCTATAATTTCATTAATAATTTTATCATGTCTACTTTCAGGTATTAAATCCTCTTGAACAGAATCAAACCACTCGGTATTTTCTTCTAATATTTCTTTTATTATTTTTGATAATATGCTCATTGCTTAATATTTTTAAATTGTTCTATAATTTTATCTCTCTCCTTTCCTGCATTATAGATAACCTCTGCCATCTGCTCCATTAACTCATCATTCCTTTCCACTCTGATAGTATGTAGAAAGTTTTTAGATGCTAACAGTCGGGGATCAAAAGAGCAAAAGTCTACCCAGGAGCGACCAGAGCAAAACATCTGATGATGCACTTGATAATAGTACATTTTAGATTGTTTATATAGGTCTGTATCATCCTTTAGATTGAGAAGATTGTTAAGGTGGTTGATACGGGTAAATGGGCATTTTATCTCTATCATGCCATCACTGCCTACCAAGCCATCAGGACTACTGCCAGTGTTCTCATCAAAAACGTAGAAACCTCCATTAGTTACCTCCTGTCCTGTCACTACCTCATATACATTCCGGGCCCCATCTTCGTTATCATTTCCCCATTGCATAGGCTTAGAGCTGAAAGATTCTACCTGAGCAGGGTAGATGTGCTCTATGGCTTTCTGTGTTATGTAAGTCTCAGCTGACTTGCTTACCTTTCCCCCTTTGCCTTTTACAAATAGGTTATAGATATTAGAGCTTGTAAATAAACCTAAGCGACAGTTAAGCCACTCAGGAGTATTTTGCTCTATATCAAGCCATCTCAAGACTTGATGTTTTTGAGGATGACCTTTTTAGTTTTGGCATCCAAAGTGTAAGCTTTCTCTACTGCCTCAAAATTACCATCTCTCTCATAAGCTTTCCCGGCATGCTCATACATTCCTACAGGCAATGCAGTCTTTTTAGCAGGAGCTATCTTCTTTCCTGCCATAGATGCAGCATCATCATCTACATCTGTACTGATAGCTAAAAGGGCAGCAAGGGCATATCTTTTTGCATAGGTGATACCTCCTCCTATTTGCTGCAGATTGTTTGTACCTCTGTTATCTGTCATGGGATTGAATATCATTGCACTACCTTTGAACTGTCCAGATTCATGCATTAAGGTAGTTATCAGGTACTCTCCTGCAAGGTCTTGAGATATGCTTAATTTGTTCTTTGTCAGTATCGGTCTGACAGTATTCAAAAGACCATCTAAAGACACATATTTGTTTCTTAGGTGCTTATTTTGGCTATCTGCCTTTAAAGATGCTTTCTGAAAATCTGTAGCAAATCCTATAAGTGCTTTGCTAAGTTCTGAGATTTCCATCGTTTGCCATAGTTGAGGCGTTAATCTAATAATTTCCATTTGTTTGATTGTTTAAATAATTGTGAATAGATTTTTCTTGTTCTTGTTCGTAGTGCAAAGCTAACAGCCTTGCTTGCTCATCCTGTCCATAGATGTCAACTAACTGAGATTCTTTAGGCTCAATCAGTGTTTTGACATCCTCTAAGGTACGGATTTCATTTACCTTTTTGCTCATTTTTTTTCTAATTTTCGGGTTATTTTAATACCTAAAATCTCCATAGAATCCAGCATATCATGAAATGCAAGCCAAGGTATCTCCGCCTGATCATAATACCATGATGCATCTTCCCGGTGGTGTATCTCCTCCTCAGGTAGATTATTCTCCATTAATCCCATGTACTTACATACAGTCTCAAAGACCTTTGTTTGCTCTACAAGGTTATAGTTCTCTTCTATTGTTAGTATTACTATCCCTTTAACACTCATTCCGTTTCCCATAATTTCGCATATTAAAAAAGTTATAAAAAGAAAGAACAGAACTATTATCTTTTTTGGGTATCTGGATAATAGAACTGTTATGATTAATCCTACCAGTGTATTTTGTCAAGTGTTCTGACATCTAAGCATCTCCATGCATTTAGGTTAGTATCCCAAAAGGTCTGCAAAAACCACTTTTTACGGATGTAGCAACCTTTTGGGAACTTATGGTTAACATAGTCCATGTTAAGAGTAGCAAGGGCGTCTCTTTCCTCTCCTGTGCTCTTCTTTGTGAATGTAAAGTAGCATAATCCTTTTTTCATCTTAGTTTGTAGTTTCATTTTAGCCCATGCAAATTTGAGTGCATCAGAAAAGGATGTAAATTCTGTTCTTACAGAGTGAGCGAGCTTCATTACTTTTGACTTATTCATGTTGTTTAATTTTAAAAGTTATTTAGTTAATTAGTGTACCACAAATATAAAGTACTTTGCATAAATATGCAAGTTATTTGCAAAGTTTATGCATTTTATTTGCAAAATACTTGATATTTTAACAAAATAGCCTATATTTGTAGGTATAAACTATATTTTTCACTAAAAAAGACAGAAAATGAAAGCAAAAACTAAGAAAGTGTTACATGAGTGCATCTTAAGATATATAGATAGGTACGACATAAAGCATCTGCAGGAAAAAAATCCTTTCCCGGTATCTTGGAGAACAATAAGCAATATAAAAAAATCTGCATTGCTAAATGATAATAAGATTTTCAGCAGAAGAACACAAAGACAGCTATTGGATTTTTTCAAATTAGCCTATAGGCTAGATGGCACTGATTTTGACATCATAGAAACCCCTGCAGTATGATTACAGAGATATATCTTAAGGGGCTCATCCCCGGGCTTAATGGTACAGATGGATTAATAAGGGAAAATCATTGGAAAGCCATAAAGCGGAGGGAACTATATAAGGTCCTCATCAGGAGCCAAACCACAAACAGGCATAAAGGCAAAGTTATTATTAAGTATATAGGGTACAAGTCTATCCTTATGGACTGGGATAATTTTGCTGCCAGCTTTAAACATATAGGGGACGCTTTAGTATCTAACAAGATTATAAAAGATGATAAGCCTGCAGTAGTAGTGCAGTTCCTGCCTGAGCAGATAAAGTGCAAAAGAATTGAGCAAAAAGTAGTCATTATTATAGAGGATTACTGATTTTTAGGGTATTTTGCATTTATTTTGCGTATAATATGCAATATCTTTGCATAAACTTGCAAGGTAATAGTATTTAGCTTATATTTGCAATACACTAATTAATTAAATAACTTTTTAAATTTTAATAGCATGAAAAATCCTTTAGAAATCGCAGAGAGTCTTTACTACACAGAACTTAAATCCATCAAAGAGTCTACAGATGAGTTTGGTTTTTATATTTACACTATTACTATTGTTGCAGACACAGAGGGGCATGAGTTTGAGTTTGAGCAGGATCTCACATGGTTTGAGGGAGAGACAAAAGTATCTGATAGAGAGATTAAAAAGTACTTTAATGCTAAGATGCTTGGGCAGGACATTGACTTGACAGATATGAAATGCTACTCAGGCAGTTCTACATGTGACTTAGAAGAGCAAATGATAGATGCATACATATCTCCTGACTGTTAAACAATACAGATACTCTCTACATTAGAGAGTATCTTTTTTTTACTTTTTAAAAAAAAATACAATGAGCGTAGTAGAAATAAAAAAGGATAAGGATGGAGAGGGTATCAGCTATCAAGTACAATGCCCTGAAACAGATATTTTAACTTGGCACTGGGTCCACTACTCTAATTTGCACTATATGTGTGACGAAGATTACAACCCTATGCAATTAGAGCAAGTATCAAAAAATAATTTAATTGACCTTTTAGATAATCACATAGAAAATGGTAAAAATAGAATTAACTAATATTCAGGCAGTGGTCCTGAGTTTGTACCTGGAGAGCATCCGGGAAAAGATTGAGCTCAAGGTAGCTAAGAATATCAATGAGCATTTATTTCTGTCAGCAGAAAAAGCCTATAGCACTCAGATTCCTTTTTCTGACATTCAGGGAGAGGTGAGCGAGGAGCTAGACCAGCTACATGACATTTACAACCAAAAAAACAATAATTAATCACTACTAAAATTTAACAACATGTTTAAAACATTCATTTTAGATGCAGACAATGGACAAATAGCCTGCACTACAACAAACCGAAAGGTACTTAATATCAAGGTACAGGATTTTAAAAACTTTATTCCTTTTCAATGGAATGATGAGAGTGCTATAATAGCAGATGAGGAGCTTCAGGGTTTGATTTTAGAGGTACTAAATCAGATTTACAATGATGAGCTAACTATTAGACTTTTCAAGGCTAAAAAGTACAATATTCATTATTGCTACAAAGGTCAGAACAAAGTGACATCATACGATAACTTTATAGATGCACGTAGGCAACACACCAAAATGCTAAGTTATGGAGACTTATACTCTGCAATTTTTACAGATTTTAACCCGGTATTGTGATTTATTTGGGTTTTTTTAATTTGGTGCCACAAAAAGGTGCCACTTTACGTAAATATAAGAATGTATTGAGCTTGGTTACACAGTTTGTACCCCTGCTTATGGTTATTCTTTAACAAAAAAAATTATATGAGAAATTTATTAATTTTAACAACTAAGTGTTTAGTTATGTTTTTTGTGACGCTTTTGTTAGTTGAGGGTATTTGTAGTTTTTTTCCTACCCCTCCGCTTACTGTTACCCCTCCGCTTACTGTTACACTGGAAAGAGATAGCGAGAATTTAAAAGGAATGTGTGATACTATCCCTTTTATGGAGGAAAAAGATGTATATGCAGGCAGGACAGACATAAGCCCTAACTGTGAGTATAACAGTCTAGGACTGCCAAAGGGTAGATATTGGCTTACTGCCAGAGAGTGGAGAGGTAGCCATCTAAAAAGTATGCAGGCATCTACTCAGGTGAAACGTTTGATCATGGGCAGATTCAAAATTTGGAAAGCCTGCCACATTACAGAGTTTATTGAGCACATGGGTAAAGCTGCTCAGGAGGAGTGCAAAACATTTCCGGAGTTAAAGCCATCTCTAATAGTTGCACAAAGCCTGATTGAGTCTAATTTTGGGCTTAGTCGCTTAGCTATACAAGGTCACAACCTTTTCGGGCACAAATACAGAGGGCAAAAAGAGGGATTCATTATTGCAGCTGATGACTCGCCTACAGATAAATTCACACGCTTCAAATCTGAGTGGTTTAGTTTGAGATCTCATTCTTACCTACTCATGAGAAAATACAGAAAGAGAATAAAGAGCAAACAGCCTACATTAGACGAGTGGCTATCTGCTCTGTGCGGTGGTATGACATCTGCAAGGTCACGAAAGTATGTTAATAGGGGTGGTAGTGTATATGCTACCTCATGCTTTACAAATGTATGCTACGCTCAAAAATTAAAGCGTATTATTAAGTATTACAAATTAAAAAGATTTGATATATGTTAATCTCTTGCTTGGTGTTAATGATAATAGGGGCTGTTATATCAGTCTACAATCAAAAAAAATGACTATATTTAAGTCTCATTTGTTAATTGTTTAGTGTTGTGCTATCCTTTGTTTTTCAAGGGTAGCACATTTATAATTTATATGGTAAAGATAACAGAGAAGCAACGAGATGAATGTGTACAATATGCGCACGATTTGGTAAGGTCTGGCAAGCAGTTCAACAGGTACGGACAACCGGAATATATACAAGTAAACAGGACAGCACTTGGTAAGATGGGGGAGGTGGCTTTTTATAACCTGCTAATCAATTCGGGGATAGAATCAGACTACAAAAAGCTACTAACCATCAGGAGCCATGCAGATAGCTTTGATTTCCTAATGCCAAACGGTAGGTATAAGATTGACATAAAGACAATAAAAAGCTACCACAAATATCTACTAGTGCCAAAAGACCAAACCCCGAAAGACATATATATATGTATCAAGATGTCCGGGCTTGATGCGTATTTTGCAGGTTATAAGTGGTATAGGGAATTAATACAAGAAACAAACGAGCAATTGAGTAGTAATATGCCAGAGGGAACTTGCTACAATTCTACACTAGATAAATTAAAAGATGTTTCTTTATTATTAAAGTACTGGTATTTTTAGTATATTAATCTTGTTATTGTATTTTGAACGGGAGCGGCTTTTAATTAGGCTGCGTTTTAATTAGGATTAAGTATGCCAGTTTCTGGCATACTTTTTTTTTGTTTTTTTTAAAGAAAACGTATTTAATCGTATCAAAAAACATCAAAAACGCTACTTTTTACACTTTTTTACATTTTATTACTCTTTTTGTGTCAAAAACCTGCAATACTAATATAGTTGTTATATATTTACATCGTACTAATTATTTAACCGTTTAAATT